TCTGTGCGATCAAATGATCTAATGGTTAGGCCACTGCGATCTTCATCCTGCCAGTTTAGTTTAATCTGTGCTCGTTCGTCACTGTTGCCTTCACCATCTGGCCCTGGATCACCACTGTAGGCTCGAATAAGTTGTGTGCTATCTTCGTCAACCTCTACATTGATCCAACGCATTGAAGTTGTGCCATCGGCACAGTCTTGTACAAATCTACCACCTTGTGAGCCCGTTTTAATGTCACCAGGAGCAGTTAGCGCACCAGTCTGTCCAAAGTTCCAAGTATAACTACTGCTGTCCTCACTATTGACTGTGATGTTGATGTCGTTGTTGCCGGTAATACCACCTGGAATCTGTAAACCACCATCTGTGCCAAAACGCCAAGTATGGCTGTCGCCTGATGAACCAAATGAAACTGTTTCACCCTCATCAAGAAATCCAGCGGTAATATCTTGAGCAACATGGATTTTCCAGTAGTTGCCAGGTTCTTCAACAACGTCTGTGATTGTGGCAGTTATGGGGGTTCCCCATGATGTGGTCACTGTGTCACCTACGCTGACAGAGGATCCCAAGTTGGGATAGGTGTCGTGGTCGATAAAGAAACGCCAAACGCCACCTGGTGGCACAAGTTCATCTACTTCATTAACTTCAACATTCTGTGGTCCAAGGTTTCTATTGTCTGTACCAATCTCCACACCAAATTGAGCAGTTGGGTTGAGTTCATATCCAGGTAATTTAACATAGTTGTTGTCGTCACCCAGGAACAGGTCACTAGCGGGCGGATTACTGTTACTACCGTCAAAGGCAATGTGGAAGTGTTGTGCTACACCTGGCACTTCCATGTCAGTACCCATGGCCAGCGTGCCTCTATTGGTGGACAGTATCAGTCCGTCACCGTTTGTGATAGTATCATCGCTAAATGTAAAATTTCCAGTGTCAGCACCGCCACCGCCAGTGTAGGCTGTGGTCTGTGTAGTACCATCTGGGAATGTTAGGCTACCATTACTGCTAAATTTGAATAGAGCATCACCATTTTCTTGATCTTCAGGTGCTAGAACTATGAATCCTTGTACAGGATCATTTTCTTGAGCATCATTGCCCACTCTAATAGTTGCCAGTTCACTTTCGTCGTTGTTGCCATCCCAACGTGTGTTGCCTGTGTTCCAGAATCTCAATACGCTGGTAGCATTACCTTCATCATCATTTAACTGTGTAAAACGCAGACTTTCTCCGCCTGTGATGTAGACATCTTTGTTATTGAATATAGCACCTACATCAGAAGACACATCGTCTACAACAATGCCGTCAGTGCCGCCGAATACTGCCATTCCAGGAGCAGTTAATGTGCCAGTCTGTCCAAAGTTCCAAGTATAACTACTGCTGTCCTCACTATTGACTGTGATGTTGATGTCGTCATTGCTAGTTAGACTATCGCCTGTGCCACCTCCGCCACCTAATACACTAGTGCCTGTGCTGTTCTTGATATCTCCACCTGCTGGCAATATTAGATCCCCATCTTCACCAAAACGCCATCTGCGTAGTGTTGAGTCTGCCAAGTTGATGTCGATGTTGATGTTGCCTTCACTGCGGATATCACCTGGGATAGTTAAATTACCATCTGTGCTAAAGATCCAAGAATATTGATTGAAATTTTGTGTGGCTATTTCAACCCCACCAGTGCTTGGCAGTTTTACATAGTTGCTGTCATCACCCAAGAACAAATCAATGGCCTGCTGGCCGCCTTTCATTATGTGGAAATGACTTTCACCACCTGCACACTCTGCTTGATTGCCTAGTAATATAGTACCACGAGATGTGGTAATCGGAACTCCAAAAACTGCGTCACTATCGCCTATAGTAGAACCATTAGGTAATATCAACGCACCATCTGTGCCAAGACTTGCTGTGTAGCTACCATTTACCAGAGATGAGAATGATGTTGGTATAGTTGGCTTGCCAGTTAGGTCAGCATAGGCACCTGTAGTAGCCACTGTAGCGAATGTGGGCTTGCCTGTGATACTGTTCCAGGCTGCTGTGCCAACATCTGCTATAAACTGCCCTCCCACTAATAGATTACCTTGACTATCTACAGATAATGCTATGCCACCTAGGAAAATTGTGTTATTGCTGACATACAGACTGCGCCAAGGCAATGTTGAACTACCTAGATCGCCACCATTGGCCACACTAGGCAACATATCTCCGCCAACTGTTAAGTTACTGGTTATGGTGGTTGCTTGATCAATCACAATAGCTGAACTATCAGTGGTACTCAGTGTACTGCCCACAAATTCAAAGGCTCCTAGATTTAAAGGAGCAACATCTAGTCCCAGTGCTGTGTACAGCTCAGTAAAGTTGGCATTGATCTTTTGAAAAGCTGCCCGAAGACTATCACCTCTATTGTCGTTGGGTGATGTCCCTACATTGATTGATTGTTTTGTCATTCTACGCTCCGTTATAAGGTTCTTTTAATTCTAGGTCTAGGATAAACCGATCCTGTTGTGGGTCTTGGTTTATAATTGATTTTTGGAAACACATTGCCACTGGTCTCTCGTTCTTTTTTGTAGAACAAATACAAATTGGCAGCACCCTGTAGATCTTGTCCGTCTGTAGGGCCACCCGAAGTTGCTGTAAGTTGTCCTGATTTGGCAATGGCAGTTATATAGGCCTTGGCTCTTTCCTGATTCATGTCCGGATATATTTCTAATGCACAGGCCAACACACCGCATACCTGCGGGCTAGCCATTGACGTACCGCTATACTTGCCAAGAAAATAACTGCCATTTCTTGGATCTTGGACACCACTAGGTAATGCGCTGACAATATATGTGCCTGGCGCAAATAGATCAACGCCTGCACCACAATCACTAAACTGTACCTTTTGGTCAATTTGAATCGTGTCAATCGCCCCTACACATATTGCCGGTAGATTGTGTGTGCCTGCGGCTAGGGTGTCATTGGCCGTAGGGCTAGTACCACGCATGTAGTAATAAGGATTGGAAGTACTGGCAGGATATCTAGTGCCCATTTCAAATGTATTATTCCAGTCTAACCCTCCTGGAACATCGTGTTTCCAACGTCCGTTGCCCGCAGCACCGACCATAACAATACCTTCGCTGTACAGGTCTTCAATGTCGTCATCGCAGGGAGGTACTCGTACAGGAATACGTTGTCCGCTGATAAATCCCCAAGCATTAAGTTGTGTGGTTGTAAAACCACCGCCAGTAGTTTTGGCACTATTAACACCAACCTGTAGATCTATTTGGCTAGGAGCGTTTTCGTAAAAGGTCCACTCGCAGACCATTGTGGGATAACCCAGAGTTCCTGAGGTAGTCGATGTGCCTTCTTGTCTTACTCTAAATGTTCTGTTAGGACTAACACCTTCGGTGCCATAGTATATTCTTTGTACTGAATTGTCTTGAGCACACCACATGATTTTAGGCAGTGCGGGATTGGTAATACTAACGCCACTCCATACAGTTGAGCCATTGCCAAACGTTAGATAAAAGTTTGTGCTGGGATATATTGCATTGTGCGTAGTGCCTAAATATGTAATAGCAAACGGTAAAGCCAGTGACCAATAGCCATCATCGTTGCTGCCCACGGTAGGAGTAGTTGATGCTGTTAGACTTGCAGCCCCTAACAAACTAGGTGTAATACTGCTGACAGTGGCCGCTTCACTGCCGCTTGGAGTTTGTGTAATTGTACACAGCATGGCAAATGCCGTTAAGGGATTACTGGCCTGACTAACATCTAATGCTGTTGTATAGGTAATGGTATATGTACCAGTGGTCGGCAGTATTACATCTTCATCAATGACAGCACTAACATCTCCCCCTTCAATTGAGATAAACGGTCCTTGACTAAATGATGTTATCACAGAGTTATCGCTTTGTCTAACAATCTGTATGCCCATGGACAAACTGGTCTGTCCTGTTTGACCGCCTGAAGCAACATCATTTTTAACTCTTATTGTGGTGTTATTACCTGTAGTAGTTAATGTTATTGTATAAGTTGCATCCGGTGGTGTTATTCCTAGTAGATATGCTGACTGATTTGATTCAAGAGTCCATGATGCGGGTTTGGTATTAATGGTTCCGCCAGTGGCACCTACTGGGCCTAAAGTGGTTATTCTATTACCAAAATTTTCCAAACCTGCCAAATTTGCCAATCTAGTTGAACTTGTACAAACGCCACTGGTTCCAAGAAAGGTAGTGGCTCCTCCTGGAGTAAATCTTGTTCCGCGATACGTGACTGCGGTAATGTCAGTTAACGACCATTCGTTGGGAAATATACTCATGCCCCAACTGTTGTTTACAATTGTGGGATTCTTTCTACCAATCGCAGGGTTAACTGCCTTGTTTCTATGAAAGGCTCGTATGTAATCAAATACCAAACTGAAATTAGGATAGGTATTACCAGTGTCGTAATACAAACTATAAATTGTAGAGTCTCGAGCCCAACCTTGTGTATTACCTGCCACGGTGCCTGCCACGTGCATGGCATGCGGGTCAAGCAATCCTAGATTGTATGTGCCAACAGCACCGCCGGTGACTTCTGGATTGTGTTGGAACCAATTGTAGTTTAGTGCTCTTGATCCGCCTGTGCCGTCCACATTAACAGCAAACTCGGGATGTGCCTGTATTGGCAGTCCGGAGTCGCAGATTACAACATCAACATTGCGTCCAGTTTGTACCAGTTCAATTGTGCCAGTCTGCGCCGCAGTGCCAGATCCGTTGCCTTGATAGCCAGTGCCACCCCATCCTGCACGTTGTTGGCCTTCAGTGCATCGTAACAAAGCCCAGTTTTTCATTGCAGAGGAAGTGCTGTTTGATTTGTCCCAAGCAGAACTAGTCTGTGTAGTTGCATTGGTACCGGCTTTGATGCCTAATTCGTCTGGATGTATGGTCACTGACTTGACTCTAGAATCACTTTTTAATTGATCAGCTTCCCAATCAGCTAACCTATAAACAGTATTCCTGCTCATGGGTCTACGTTCTAGACATTCAACATCACGCTGTATTTCGGTATTAGGCGGCGCTTTGCCTGCTGTTTCTAATTCTTCATAGATGGCACCGAGGTCATTGTGGTCATACACTGTGACAATGTACTTTCTAGTCTGTATGTAAGACAGCATTTCTGACATATTATGCCTCTAATTGTACAGCGGTTAATGTAACAGTAATGGTAGTTGTCCCGCCACTCTTGTTGGTCACTGCTAATTGTATATTTGTATCTGGAACAGTTTCGTTGCTGAATCCCAATGCGCCCGGACTGATCAAAATAGTTTGTGCGCCAGTGGTAATCACTTCGGCTACAACACCCGAACCTGGAGTTGGGTCAGCGCCTTCCACTCTAGTTGCATCTGCTGTTCTACTAGTTGTGTCTGTATAAATTCTCACCCACGCAGCAGCTGATGTTTGAATTTTATAAAGCATATAACCTTTGTATCCAACAATGGTCAAGTTGCCTGTTGCTGAATTTGCTAGGCT